AGTTGATCGAGCTGACGCGGTTACTTTACCCTGAACAAATTCTGCCAAATCTGAAGACTTTTCTTTTGCCTGAGCTGTAGCTTCTTCGTCCATTGCTTTAAACGATTTTGTAATTGCACGCAATTCAGCTTTGTCATAGGCGATCGCTTCACTTGCCATTTGCTCGCCTTTCCAAAATCTCGATTGCGGTCAGTATGTCTTCAGCTGTTTCGAAGTTGGAAGCTGCGAGGCCCGTTTCCATGCGCAGCTCCCAAACTATTCTATTTAAGCTTCCGACTGGGTCGCTTTTGGGTTTGTCTCACCGACTGTCACGTTTGCCACGGTATCGCACCAAACTTCAAACGGCTTCACGGGTTTTCCAGCTTGTTCACGCTTCATGGCGTGATAGGCCAAAAAGACAAGATCGGAAATGCCAATTTTGTCTTGTGCCTGACTGATGATGTTGCCCGTTGACTTCTCCCATTTTATCCACTCAGGTGGCGCGGCCACGTATGTGGCCACGTCGCCCGAGTTGAATTCGATCGTGATTGGTAGTTTCATTTTTGCTCCCGACTTGGTTTGTTAGCTGAAGTTTTCTGTTGGTGTTCCCACTACGGTGAAGCTGAGTGAGACTGTCTGAGCGTCAGGCGCGCTTCCGCCTACCGCTGGGAAGACTGGCATGACGTTAAAGGTGAAGACTGCGCCTGTAACTGCCGTCAATGATGTGGCCAAAGTTGTGTTTGGCGCTGTCTCGCAAGCTGTCCAAAGAGCTTCGCAAAGTGAGCCTGAAGCTCCCCAGTCTGCAAGCATTTCGACGTCGAAAGTCCATTGGTCGTCAATGTGCTTGTAAGCCTTGCCGTCAAGTGTTTGATATGTCTCAACGGTTGGTGAGTTTGCGAGGATTGCGCTAGTCGCTTGCGCGTCGTAGTTAGTGGACGCAATCGTCAAGACTAGATCGCGGCCTGTGATGATTGTCGTTGGCACTTTTGCTCCTTAGTTAGTTTGGGTGTAATAGGTTGAAACGTTTATGTCTGCGCATAGCATTGTTGACGCCCCTACTTCGAGAGGCGTCGGCTTTTCTACGTTGCCGACAATGTACCCCGACGGCATTGCCGCCAGAATTCCAATGATTAGCTGCTCCAAGTTATCAAGCGAAGCAGGGTTTGAGTTGTAAGACACGATCGCGGTGATTGCAAAATTGAGCTTGACTTTTGTTGTTGCGTCGTTAATTAAAACAATTTCCATGTAAGGTGTTGAGGGTACGACGACAATCGCTGGCGGGATTGGTGACTCTGGAACAAATCCGTAGCTTGTCGCAGCTAGTGAGCTGAAGGCGTTGGCCAAAGCTGATCGAGTGCCTGCAATAGTTGACGCTGGCATTATTGAACAACCGTTTCCATGTCAAGGAAAGGCGTCAGCAATGTCGAGACGCGATTGGTCAAGCTGCGGCCCATTCTGTAAGGCGTTGAAGCAAAATCCACGCCTTCAATTTGGCCGCCAGCTGCAACGCGAGACTGAAAGACTTCGACTGATACGGCAAGAATGGCCGACTCAATTGCGTCGTTGCCTGCGTAGATTTCCGCCGCTGAATATCCTGAAAGGGTAGCCGTGCCGTTTGGAATTATGTCCCGAAGGGTTACGTTGGCGTTTGTGATTGCGGCGGTGAAGTAATACGCGCCAGCTGTAACTACGGTCACGGTCGCGCTGAATGGAGCAGGCAATCCCGTCACGATTACGGATTGACCAGCGACAAAATGGTGTTCGCGGTTTGTGTAATAGTAAGCAACGTTTGTGTCTAATTTGTAAGCGTTGATTGCTGAAGTATTTGCAACAAGCATGGGCAAAATTACGGCCTCGCTTGTGTTTATTATTTCATTGAGATAAGCGTCATTATATAGGGACGAGCTCACGCCTAGCACCGCGCGAAGCTGTGCAGCTGTAACAATGCTAGGCATGAGCCGTCCTTTCGTTCTGCTGGCCTACGTTCGGGAGCGAGCGCAGGCCATGATTAGTTTGTCTATTAAGACTTATTCACGCCGAAAGCGCCAGCCGCAATTTTTGTGGCCACCGCACCGAATGAATAGACGCCGACTGTGATTGAACCGTCAGCTGTTGACTCTGCGCGTAGTTGGTAGGAAGTTCCTTCGTACCATGTGTATGCGTCAGGGTTGATGATCATGATTGAGTCATCTGTGTCTGTTGTTGCCGCTGTGTTAGCGGTTACGTAGAGATCAAGTCCAGCAACGCGTCCGCGAAGACTTGTTGGTGTAGCGAGACCAGGCTGATTGCTTGGCTGTGTTACTTCGTTGTAGATCGGACGTCCCGCGTCGTTTAGTGACATGAGATTTGACCATTGTGAAGTGTTCACCAAGATATTGCGTGCAAATGGATTTGCGAGGCCAGCTGTAGCTCCGTAAACGGAAGCTGCGCCGCGACCAATAAACGCGAGAAGTTCCGCGGCTGTTGGATAAGTTGCGATACCTGTTGCGTCAGCTGTTGCGCCTGCTACAAGTTGCGCGTTGACATAGGCGTCTTGCGCCTTAGCCATTGCCGCGGTCATATTGCGGAGAAGCTCGTCGTAGAACAAAGGACTAGTCCTTGTCAAAAGCTCAACGCTGAATTTTTGCTGGCCAGCAAACTTCTTGACGTCCACGCTCAAAAACGCAGAATTTTGGTCTGTGTCTGAGAAGATCGCGTCTTCAGCTGCAACTGCAACGGTTGGCATTGCTGTGATCTTTGGAATTTCAAAAGTCATTCCAGCGTCAGGCAATGCGCCGCGAGAGATCGCGTCAATGCTTGGGCGGATTGTTGTTCCGAGGCCGTTGATAACTTCGGAAAGCTGACGAGTTGGAACAAGTCCAGCGTTGTCGGTTGTGTTGTCGGCAGCTAGAACGTACTGACGAGCATTCTCGTCACCCATTGAAGCTTTGATTTTGTTTTCTAGGTACTTGACCGCTGTTAATTCAATGCGAGGGGTTGCTTTGAAGCCCCCGACTGAAGTTGCGGCTGCGGTGATTGACTGAGCAGCTTCGACCGTCTCTGCGGTTGAAGCGTCCTTGACGGTGTCTTCCACTTCGTCTCCTTCTGTTGGTTGAGGTGTTTCTTCTGTGTCTACGGGTGCAGACTCAGAAATTTCGTCTTCGGTTGCAGCTACTTCGGTGACGCGTGCGCTACGGATTGCAGGCTCGGAAGTCAAAGCGACGGCTGTGAGTTCGCCTTTCAAAATGCGCACCGTTCCGTCTTTAAGTGTTTCGTATTCGTCGAATGAAACTTCAACGCTGAAACCGTCGCGCAATCCTTCGGCAGCTTCGACAAGTGCGTCATTGCCTGCGGTTGTTGCCGCAATTTTAAACGTTGCCACGATTTCTTGGTCTGTTTGTTCCATGCTCAATGTCTTTCCGATACGACGTGAGCGATCGTGTTCAAGATTAAGCAAGACCGGCGCAGCTTCGATCGAGCCTTTTGCAAATTGCACTTTGCCGATTGACGCGTTACCACTTTCTTCAAACGTGACGATTGTGCCGCTAATTGTTCGCTCGTTTGAGTCGGTCGCGGTGATTGTCATTGGCGTGATTACTTTTTTCATAGCAGCATGTCTTCTTCCTCGCGTATTTCTTCGATTGACATTGCGCCAATACGATTTAAAATTTCATAAACTTGCGCGCGCTCGTAAGGATTGCCACGCAAGAAGTCGTCAAGATCAAACTTCACTTCTTGTCCAGCTGGCACAAAATCAGCAAAACTCATGCGCTGTTCAATCTGTGACATGTAATTTCTAAAAGCAAAGTCAACGAGATCGCGCCTTTTATCAAGAGCGTTTGAGTAGGTGAACGTGCTCTGTTGTGCGTCAACAAAATACGCAGGCAAACCGCACGCGCGGGCGAGCTCTAGCGCGACGTAGTTGCGAGCTTCATTCAATTGAATTGACTTCGGGTCATAACCTAAAGTTTCGAGTGTCACGTCAGCATTAAGGAACGCGGTTGATTTATTTGCGCGAGCTGTACGCCAAGAAGACAAAAGTTTTGCAACGCGATCAGCTGGCAGCGAAGTTCCGTTTGATTTTAAAACCATTTGAGGGATTGGTTCATTTGCGAAGTTCATTGCAGAGCGTTCAAGTGCAACGGCGGCTTTTATTGTTCGGCCTGCGCGTTGAAGTAATCCTTCACCGTCGCCAGCGAAGACGACCAAATTGTTTGGGTCAACGTAAGAGCCGTCAACCATGTACGCGGTAATTTCATAACCGAGAGCGTCCACTTGTACGGTAACGCGTTCAGGTGCGACGCGTTCCATTGCGCGAATTCTTCCCGTGTCCGCGTAGCGCTCCATGACTAACGCATAAGCTGACGGGTGCATGACAAGGTCTGAAATTATCCAAGACCAAAAGACACTTCCTGCAACACGTGGGTCGGGTTGATTTATGACCCGAGGCGCTTGAACCTTCTCGCCTGTCGCTACATTGCGCACGTGCATGGGCAATGAAGCAATGGTTTGAAGAATTCCGACGGAGCGCGCGACCGCTGGAACGCTGATCGCTTCCCCACGTGTCGCGGAAGATATACCTGCAAAGAAAA